GTCCTAGCTGTGCTAGTGTCCTAGCTGTGCTAGTGTCCTAGCTGTGCTAGTGTCCTAGCTGTGCTAGTGTCCTAGCTGTGCTAGTGTCCTAGCTGTGCTTCATTGACAGCCATCTGTGCACCTGCGTCAATACCCTGTTGCTGGGCGTATTGTTCCATAGCGGCCTGTTGTTCTGCCTGAAGTTCTTCAGGAGTCTTCACTAGACCCGTAGCATCAATATGAGCCGCCGCAAAAATCCTAGTAGCAAGATTACCAACGTTGAGAGCCTGTAGAAACTCAGGGAACTGTTGCATCAACTGCAAAGCCTGAGCGAGATTGTTAAGATCCTGTCCTCGACCAAGAGCATCAATACCCGTGATGATGGAGTGTTCAATCTCTGCAATACTCTCGTCAACCACAGGGAGCAAACCCTGAGATTGCATCTGATTGTAGACACAGGCAACAAGAGGAAGCTGTAGCTCCTGAGACAGGAGAGAATAGACACCACCTAGGGTATCCTCAAGTTCACCCGCAACGTACCTAATCTCTTCTGCGGTAACTCTGTCTCTACCCACAGCACCACTCTGTACTGCAGAGTTAAGAAGGAACGCATAAGACAAACGAGACTCAATCTGTTGAGCAGTAGTGAGTACCGTCTGCATATCCATGCTCTTATTGAGTTGCATGGGAACAACGTCTTCCATACGGCCCCTAACAAAGGCACCGTTCTCTGCCTTAGACAAAGCCCTGATGTTAGTCTGACAAGCAGGAGACACGAGATAGAGAACCTTAGAGGCAATCATGGAGATATCCACAATGCTCTTAGAGAGATTCTCAAGGGAGATAAGGTCACCAAGGTAGTCCTCAACAAAGGATCTACCGTAGTGTTCCCCGTCCTTCTTATTGAATCTAAGGGGAATCCAAGGACTCTTGTTTGCAGGATAAGTCTGCTCACTACCCGCAACAGGTTCACCTTCAATCTCCTGATAGGATTCCCACTGATAGGTGTCACCACTAGCTACTCGGTAAATGTGAGTATAAATGTCTACCTTTTCGTTGATAGTCGGTTCACCAGAATCAGGGAGAACAGACTGCATGGAGTCAGGAAGACTACCACGGGAAACAGTGTCCTTAGCAACAATCTGAAGGACATTGCCAATCGTGTCTCTCTGAACAGCGTACTCACGAAGAGTATAGCACCTCATACCACCTTCAGCAGGAGGCAGGAATAGAAGTGCATTGCCTGCAATGATAAGTTGCTTAATGGCTTCAAACAGAGTCGGTCTAAGAGACTGAGACTCCATGTACTTAATCATCTGTTGTTCCATCATGGACAAACCGTATTCGATATTGTCCTTCAGCTGGTCATCAGCAGACTCATTAAGAGCTACAGTCGACTCCGCGTCCAACCCCAGTCTAAAGAAAGGTTGATTAGGAGGCAACAGAGAAAGAAGAAGCTTAGAGGCAAGATTATTAAGACCCCTAGCACCCACAGAATTGTAAGGAGTAGAATAGTTAGTACCACCATCATCAGACTCCTTAGGAAAGAGCATAGGGATCGTATAGGTTGCACACTTCTCTGCTCTCTGTGTGTATGGGTCTCTGTCTGTCGTGAGTTTGTCATAGGTCGTCTTAGCTCCTTCAAGAGGGATATTGCCTGCGGTATGTTCACTAGTTGCCATTCCAACCGTCCCACCCATCATTCAATGATTGATTACCAACCATCATAACCCTCCATGTTAGACAAGGTTACGGCCTGCACCTGCAGACACATCAGCATTCCCTGCCTTCTTAATTCTAAGACCCTTCTTGCCCTTACGAAGCTGAACCTTTTCGGTTTCTTCCTTCTTCTCAGCTTCACCTTCAGGGTTCGTAAGCTCAAGCTCAGGAGCAGGCGTAGGAGCCTCAGGGGCACTCTGACCGCCAGAGCCTCCACGGTAAGCACCGAAGGAAGCGACCTTTGCAACCTTCTTAAAAGCCTTCTTAATGGAAAATCCCATTATTAAATTTCCTTGTAAAAAGTTTTGTACGAAGAGTAACCCAAGTGTTTCTCATAGGTATTTTCCAACATCTTGTTGTTGAGCGTATTAGCATTAGAGAAGGCCAGTAGTCTTACGTTAGTACACGCTCTATTTTCAAGAGCATAAGCCATTGCTCTAGACAAACCAAGACCCTTTTGGAAAGCTACAGTGCACTCTTCATTTAGAAAAGTTACTCCCTCAGGTGCATACCAAGGTCTCCCCCTAGACACTAGGGATGCACCCGAGAGAGCATTTTCTTTGTTATAGAAAACAAGGACGATGAAGTCTTCAAATTCACCACTAATGACACCCTTAAGAAACTTACGCACTACCTTTACGTCAGCATATTTCTTAATGAAAGGGAGGGAGTCAGGGTCATCTTTGATGATCTTCGCACCCTTGTCGATGATCTGTTCTAGGATGTCTCCATCATTAGGTTGCAAGACACCAATCCTAGACACGTTACTTAGGGATGTTAGTCCCTCTGCCAGAACCCACATAGTCAATCCTCAGAGCCTTCTTGCCCTTGTTCTTCTTATGTTCCGCAGTTTCTTCAGCACCCATTTCAGGAGCCTCAGGTTCGAGCACAGGTTGCTCAATGGCAGGAGCCTGAACCTTAACCTCAGGAACCTTAGGTTTACTAAAGAGTCCACCCATTAGTTATCTCCGTTCTGTTTATCGTATTTATTTCTAAGGTAGGTAACAACCTGTTGAATACCTAGAAGAGTCTCATTACTCTTTTCATACCAAATCATCTTTCGAATGTCAAAGATATCCTCAAGTCTCTCAATGAGATCCTTAGGAACATAAGGGAACTCTTCTTCTTCAATAACGTTGTTTTCTTCTTTGTTCATGTCTTCCTCCTACCTAGGACTATTGATTTAATTAAAAATAGCCCTAGTGGTATTAGTATTGATTAAAAAGGATTGTACTTCTTGGGCAAGCCCTCAGATTCATTTAAAGGGTAATCTTCATAATGCAAGATTCTAGCCATTGTTGCCTCTCTAATGGCATCCTCTTCAGTAAGACCCTGAGACTTGAAGGCTTTCAAAACCTCAGGCCACCATTCAGAATCAGGATGCCCATTAAGGAGCTTATTGGCTTTCACAGGGCCATAAGTGGGACACCCCTTATAGCCGTCTGTAACGTCCCCTACTAGGGTCTGATAGCACAGCCATTTCTTAGAGTCCTTCTCAGTGATGTTATGCAAGACATCATTACCGAAATCATAGAAGTAACCGGGGATTGTCTTGAAATCCTTGTCCATAGACACTGCGACACAAATATCTTTATAGACAGGACTAGTGCAGTAGATACCCACAACATCATCAGCTTCAAGGTACTTGACTGTATGAGAAATGTAGGTTTCTTTAATCTTGTCTACAAGACCTTTGTAACAACAAGGCTTACGATTAGATCGCCTATTGGACTTATAGTCAGGATTGTAGGCTTTCCTAAAGTTATCCTCATCAGAGAAACAGAATACATAGGTAATCTCTTCACCACCAAAATGCTTATTCAGCTTCTCATCAATAGCAATAAGCATGTCGGTAAAGTAATCCCAAGCGTCGTCTACTTCAGCATGACAAGTCCAAAGACCATCCCCCCAGTCAATATCCTTCTGGACAGCAGAGGACGCCTTAAAGGCTAGAATATCGCCGTCTACAAAAGCATATCTCATTATTCACAAGCCTTAAGAATAGCGTATGCCTTACAAGTGAGCCTCCAATAATTAGTGGCTTCACTAAAGTAATTAAGGGCTGTAATATGTCCCCTAGATGCCGCCTCAGCAATCAGCTTGGCATTCTCACGACAGAAGTCCGCCTGAAGTTTCGGATTGTTCTGGTCAATATACTTAAGAAAACTAAGATACTTATTCATTTTCTTTCTGAGGTCCCTCATAGTAAACACTCTCTTCTTCCCAATCAACTTCATAGCCAAGACGTTCAAGAATCTCATAAAAGATTTCTTTGTCAGTCCAGTCTTCATAGAGTTTACAGGGGTTTGGAATGTGCATAAACAGCAGTTTGCCATTCAATCGAACTTCGGCACCACCCGCAGTCCCAAAAACAGGATCCGTCTTATAGAGCCACTTAATGTCAACAACACTCTTTTTGTTGGTTTTACACAATGCCATTACCTCCTTAGGTTCATTCTTCTTAAGAACCCTTTCAATCTCTTCTACGGTCATAGGTCTACGAATCATAGCTACTCCTTAGTGACAATCGAACCAGTTGGTACCAATCTTACCTTCGGTGTCCAACTGACAATTAAACTTAAAGAACTCCTGAGTCTGTCTCATGGATTCCTGAGCAATCCTTACGCAGTCCTCTGCGATTTCCTTTGTGCGACAGGCAATTTGGGTCTCATCATGCACCCATGCCATCATGGCAAAGTCTCCATCCCAACCATGCTTGTAGCCTGCTTTACGCATATTCTCCTCAACAAGACACACCCACTTCTTACAAATAAGGGCACCTGCAGACTGCAGGATAGTGTTCAGAGCCGAGTGAGGGCTTCGCACATAAACAAGGCGGCGATCAAGCCCAAGAATATGATGAGAAATATTAAGAGTAGGGCAATCAGGGTGGACACGCTTCTTCCATTTTACTTTTTGAGTGTTACCTATCCATTCAGAGGACTCCACAAGAGCCTTATCAATGGAACTACAGAGCTTCTTGTATGCAGGGACAGCCTTAAAGAATCTTTCCTTAAGAGCTTTACCATCCTTAGCAGTACCATTGATGACAGCCCCAAGTTTACCGTCACCACCACCATAGAGCATGCAGTAGATCATGGTCTTCGCTTGGTCTCTCGTAGGAAGTCCTGCCATCTTCTGATTATGGGTGTGAATGTCACCCTCAAGGATTTCCTTTATATAAGCACCGTTGTCAAAAGGAAACAGGAAAGACCCAAAGCACCGAAGTTCCAAACCAGAAGCGTCGATGCCTGCCTCAAACCAACCTTTAGGCACTGTGAACAGAGACCTGCACTCCTTACCGTATGGAGACCTTCCTGCAGGAACTTGTGCAACATTAGGATATGAATGTGTTGCACGACCAGTAACAGCACCATTAGGATTAACAGAACCGTGAATACGGTAGTATCCATCTTCATCTTCCTTCATAAGCTTAAGCCAAGCGTTGTCACCCTCAGCAAGCTGTGCGATACGCTTGTTAATCAACAGGTACTCAAGGATCTTAGGTGTCAGAGGGATACCCATAGCAGACTGAAGGGTATCTTCATCAACCTTAGGGGCACCCGTAGGGGTAACCTCAGTAGGCTCCCAACCTCTTTCCATAAGCACCTTAGCGATATGACTACGAGAATTAGGGTTAAAGGTAACCTCCTCATACTGAGGATAAGGAACACCTGCTTTAATTCCTTTCTTAGCGTTATCTCGCTTGTAGATCTTGTCTCCCTTGTAGACAGTCCAAGAGCCTACCTCAGAGACAAGGCTCTCATAGATCTCCTGTCTCTTTGCAGAGAGTTCAGCATAGAGCTTTACTGCCGCATCTTTATCAAAGACAAACCCATTGCGTTCCTGTTTAGCCATAACCCAAGCAATGTCATGCTCAAGCTGAATAGCCTTCAAAGGGTAGCCCTTAGCCATCAGCTTCTGGAACAACTTAAGGGTAACCACAACGTCCTGTTTGTTGTACTCGTACATTTCAGGAGTGAACTTGTCCCATGCGTCCTCTTGTTCACCATAGGTGCCCTTCAGTTCACCCATACGGTAACCATAAGCCTTCAAGCTGTGGGAACCATAGAGGGCCTTGGGGAGCCTACCAGAACGCATAAGACCAACGTCAGTGTCCTTAATGTTCGCATAGATCAAACGAGCAAGTACAAGAGTGTCAATACAGACATCTCGAACATCAAATGCAAACCTCTCCCCCTTGAGCTTCTTAAGAGCAGGGATGTCGAATTTGCAGATATTGTGACCAACGATATTGTAGCCACTAGTTCCATACTTATTCAGGGCATCGAAGAACTCATCAAGATCAGTGTAACCAGTGTACAAATCAGTATAAGAGTCATACAACCAACCACACCAAAACCTCTTGGTCGTATCAAGCAACCCATCAGTTTCAATATCGAACACAATAAATTTGTCTTTAATTGTCAGCATTTTCTATTCCTTAAATAGCCTTGCTAAAAAGATCCTACAGGAACACCAAAAGGAAAGCTACTGTAGTAGAGATCACCCACATTACAATCACGTAGATCTTGAATACCAGAAAGCTGAGGTCTCTGTACTCAGCAGAATGCTCATGCTCAGCGGCTAGAAGCACAGGCGCTATAGGAAGCAACAGGATAATCCAAAAGCATGACAGAGCACGATCCGTAAGAGACATGTCCTTGTCGTAATACCAGAAAGTAAGTGGAGAAATAAACTCTTTAAAACTCATTTTCTTCATCCTCAAAAGGACACTCAGGGTCTGCCTCATAGTCAGAGAGCCTGCCTGTCTCCTGATCGTAGTAAAGATATCCACTGATACCCGTAAGCCCACAGAAACGATTCTTCAATACTCTAATGGTCAACACATTAGGATTGTCACCCTGTTGGTTTCTCTCAAGGCCGATCACCATATCAGAGAGCTGTGCAATAGCTCCAGACCCTCTAAGTTGACTAAGAGACACCTGTGCACCCTCTTCATGCCCCTTCTTCTCGGGACGCTTAAGGTGAGACACTACAAACATTGTAGCTCCAGTCTCTTCCACGAGTGAACGAAGGTTAGTCATAAGTTTATCAATAGCCTTACGTTCACCACCATCCTCATCAGTGTCCATACCAGAGACCACAATGGAGATATGGTCAAGGAAGATACGCTTACAACCAAGGGACACAATCATGAACCTAAGCTTACTAAGCAGATTACCTGAATCAAGTGAGCCAAAATGGTCGTATAGGAAGAATTTTCCATTCCCAATTGTTTCGTTAAAAGCTTTGCCTCGTTCACTTTCATCTGCACACTCAGGGTTGAGTATGAGTCGCTTATTGAGGTGAATTGACATGAGCTCCATCCCAGTTTTTCGAGTAGACTCTTCAAGAGCAACAATTCCGCAAAGTTCTCCACGCTGAACACCAAAGTAGTATTCGAGTTCTCTGAGGATTGTGGATTTACCCATACCACTACCACTTGTGAAGACATACAATTCGCCATGTCTAGCTCCTTTAGTTTTCTCTTGGAGTGCCTTCCAAGGGTACTCCACGGAATCCTTAAGGTCATCAATGTCGGTTACGCACTTCTCATACAAGTCCGTACCCGCAACAATACCATCAGGTCTGTAAGGCTTGGCATTCCAAACAGCCTGAATAACATCACTGCCTTTGCCCTCAAGTAGGCACTCATTGGGATCCTTCAAAGGAAGGTTAGCAATGAACGCCTTACCTGCAGGCAACACCTTGGCACACTCTTCACAAGCCTTACGACCAGGTTCATCCATGTCAAACATGAGAACCACTTCTTCAAACTTGTCAAGATACTCAAGGTTATCTTCAATAGCCTTCTTAGCCGCTTGAGCCCCATTGGGGATGCTCACAACAGGCCACTTGTTAGACTGAAGCTGACTCACAGTAAGACAGTCAATCTCACCCTCGGTAATCACAATCTTCTTACCAGAAGACCACAACTGAGAACCAAAGAGTCTATTAGAGATCTTACCAAGGACTGCAAAAGTCTTATCAGGAAACCTAAGTTTCTGACCTACAATGTTACCGTTGTCATCATAGTAGTTGGCTACTTGACAGGGAGTTCCCTTGTAGTCACCCACCATATACTTGAACTTAGCACAGGTGTCCTGATTGATCTTCCTTGCAGAAAGATAAGACACATCAAGATTATCAAGAGGAATACATTCCTTACACATAGCACTCTCCTTTTTATGGATTACTTCCCCATCAGCTCTAAAATACGAATTACAAGAAAAACAATAACGATGGCCATCGCTAAAGACTCCACAGGCGTCAGAGGAGCCACACTTAGGACAAGGTTCATGATAAAGAAACGTACCCTCTTGATTCATCTTTTAATAACCCAGTTTACAACGAAGGCTCTCCCAGCCATACAGGTTTTTATGGTACCGCATGTCTCCTGCCCAAATACAGGGGTGCTCCATGGGTGACATATGACCTGCGTCAAGGAGCCTTCGTGCCAGCTTCTTGTCCTTGTGTTCGTCAGGGCAAGAGCCGTCATGGTTGTTGTAAGACACTCTTGCACAGCGTGCAGAGGAAATAAGCATGAGATCATTAATGAGGACTTCAGAAGAACTAAACGAGTTCATGCAATGCTCATCAACTTCCTCTTGGGTGATAAAGGGAAGACTAACATACTTCCCACAAATATGGTAGACACTAATGATAGTATTGCCTACCTTGTCCATCTCACCCTTAATAGCCCTTGCAAGATCCTGCATCTCAGGCTGTGCATCACTGGCAAGCCTAAGATTAAGGAAGTTATCCCAATCAGTAGCAGTCACAATCACGTTAATGTACTGGAAGGGTTCAAGGATTCGGTTGATGTGTTGCTTATGGATACCGAGCTTTTCCATGTGCTTGGCCGTCTCAACAGCGTTACGAGCCGCGTCAAGCCAAAGATTATAGAAGTCCGTAGCTACATCAATAGGGGCCTCTACTTCCCCTACCATACCCGCTTTATTCATGTAGACCTTAGTCGGAACTACAGGCTTGCTATCAACCTGTTCAATAACCTTAGCTACAGGGATAGCACGAGAGCTACTAGCATTACGACTGAAGACCCTGTGAGTCATGAATTCGCTATGGATCATCCTAGGATACCTAAGGACGAACGTATAGAGATTATCCTGATGGCAGATGCACAGGGCTTCACTTTCCCCAACTTTAGTAGTCATTATCTTCCTCATCATAGTCGTCATCTTCATCCTCGTCGTCTTCTTCATCAAGGGACTCAAGATATTCCTGATACTCGTCTTCCCAACGAGCTTCCCAATCAGATTCCATTCGATCAAGTTCCTTCTGAGTCTGCATAATTGCCTCTCTTTTTAAAAATAAATGTGGTGCCCTAGGAGGGAATCGAACCCTCACGAGCCTTGCTTCTCCACTGATTCTAATTCAGTTGTGTATACCATTTCACCACTAGGGCCTGTGGGGTAACCGTTGCCCCATTCGGATCTATTTCGGTAGACATCCTAGTCAGGAGCTACCCGACCTCCTAAGAGCCGTAGGACTTCCTCACTTCATCATATGATGAGAGGAGTACAATCAAACAGCGTATTTGGTCTCTCCTACAGGATTCGAACCTGTGGCCATATGCTTAGAAGGCATATGCTCTATCCAACTGAGCTAAGGAGAGTTTTGTTCTTTGTGAATGTTGATTATTGCTTCAAGTCGTCTATTGGTGTCTCTGAGTATCTTAACACCTTCCCCGTGTAGTTCTGCACCTTCTGACAGTAGGTTTCTACACTGGATGATTGACTCTGCATAAGCTCTATCGGTATGTTGCATGATGGCTTTGTTTCCTGCGTTGATGTTGTACTGCAGGCGGTTAACCCGCTTATCAATAGCAGATTGCACAGCATCAGCGGTAGCCATGTCTTTAAGAAGTAAGTTAATCGTCGCATCCTTTCTTTCCTGTAGAGTCTTTAGTTCCGTTAAGTGAGTCCGTTGCTCCTCTAGGAGAATCTCTTGATTTCTTTTTTCCTCAATAGATTCACCTAGAGCCAGTCCCAGAATGAATGCAAGGATAACCATAAGAGATTTCACATACTGCATACTCTCTCCCTAGGAGTATTGATTTTATTCAATGCGGACAACATCCCCTTCTTCAGGATCTCCATTAAAGTCCTTAAAGACACCCTTGGAGAAGACTACCTTACTCCAGAACGCCTCAGTATTTTCATACCTAGCAAACTTAGCGCCCTTATACCATCCCTTAACATCAAAGCAAGGGCAGTCTTTGTTGACGCCTGCAAAATCTCTGTGACCAAGGACAACGACTTCATCTTTATAGTAACCTCTGAGATAGTCCAGTAGACATTTAAGAGACTCCTTCTGCTCCTCTGTAAAGTTGTCTACAGACTTGCCCTTAGCATCCACACCACCAATGAGGCAGATACCAACAGAGCAGTTGTTGTAACCCTTTACATGGGAACCAATGGCCTCTAGGGGCCTACCTCTCTGGATGGTGCCGTCAGTAAGAATTACAAAATGATAACCGATACCCAACCACCCCTGCTGTCTGTGCATCTGGTCAATGGTTTTCCACGTAAAAGATGGCACATTCTGAGTGGCAGAGCAGTGAACGACAAGATATTTAGTAGTCTCTCTATTCTTATAAGAAACAAAAGATTTATGCTCCTCAATCGTCGGAGCCTTGAAAGAAACCATATTTTAATTAACCTTTATTAAGAAGAATCCCTTCAGGGATTACCTTGGGATCCTCTTTAATCCATTCAAGGGGGATTGTTTTGTCTGAATACTTGATCCCATTCTTTTCACAAAAGGACGCATAAGTTGTTTTGCTTCCTTTGTAAATAGGTGTTTTGGATCTACTAAAGACAAATCGAATGTCCAACTCGGGGTGTTGAGCCTTAATTAAAATATGTTTCTTCCTATCTTCAGAATCCCATACACCTTTAGTTTCTATGAGAATCCCATTAGGCAAAACGAAGTCAGGAGTATATTTGTGCTTACTTTCGGGCACAATATACTCCAGATACTTCTCCTCATAATGAGGCTCAATGCCGAAGGCCCTGAGGGAGTCTGAGACTTTCTCCTCAAGGCCACTTCGGTAAGTTCCCCTGTTGTGCATCCTCTTTTTACTATAGGCCGCACTACGGGTAGTCATTTACTCTTGTATTCCTTTACTCCTCTTCAGGCACATTAAATAGGTTGCTACGAGAAGGGAGCATAACCTTACATCCTACATGATTCTCGTCTTCAGCAATATCATAATCATAAGAAGATCCGAAGCATCGAATGAAGTAATCACTGTTGTGATCTCTAAGGATCTTACCGACCATGAGGTCAGGATGACAGAAGCACTCTTCAGATTCATCATCTGAATCAAACATGACAAGGACGCAGGCACCCTCAACACTACTAAGATCCTTACTAAGGAATTCGTCAGTGCTGTAAGGCTTATCGTACTCGACTACTTCAGAATCTTCAAAGATAAGATACTTATCCTTGACATAGAACGTGAACGAGTAGGGCATTACACCGTAGATGAATTTAGCGTCATAGAAAGTGGTGGTGTTCTTGAAGTCCTTCTTATCGCTCCCAGCAAAGGAGCAATAAAAGTCAGTTGGTGCCTTACCATACTTTTCAATGTTCCAGTTGTAAGTCTCAATTGCGGACTCAAGAGCCTTTTCAAGGCCTTCCTCAGTAAGGAGGCCGCCGAGCCCTTCACGAAGCTTACGGCCGAAAGTAAACTTAATCATTTAGAAATCTCCGGGGACATCGTTGTCAATATCTTCAAAGCTCTTAGAGGAATCCTCAGGCTCCTCACCGTTATAACCCTCTTCCTCTTCAAAGCCATAAGAGGACGCAGAGGCATCACCGAACTCATTCAGAGAGATAACCTGAACTGCAAGGAGTCGCAGGGAAAGCCCACAGGTACGCGTAGAGGGCATGTAGTACGGGTTGGCAGTGAAGGACACCTTGATGACACTGTCTCGACCGATGTTGACGTCAATGGGCTTCCCCTTAGAGTCAAACTGACGGATCTTGACGGGAATCTTGGAACCATCCTTCTTCGTGATGACCGCCTTCTGCTTGAACTTCATCACAATGCGGCCTTCTTCATCCTTTTCATAGATGTCCTGAGTCACCACCTTGCGACCCTTCGAGATCGCATACAGGACATCGTCGTCATTCTCATAGAAATCCTCAAGGATTGCCTCGAGCTTAGACACGAGAGCGTTAGTCTTCTCGTCATCTTCCATGACAAGATTAACTTTGTAGTCACCCTCGGGATTGAACTTCGTGTCAGGAGTCTTAATAGAGGGATACTGTGCGAGACCCTTGGGGGTCGTGAAACGATTGTTGTTGCTAGACATTAATTACTTCCTTGTTTGTTTAACCTAGGGAGGCTTGATTACTCTCCCTAGGAGTATGGATTTTATTAGTTTAACCTAGGGAGGCTTGATTACTCTCCCTAGGAGTATGGATTTTATTAGTTGGGGTTAGCTAAATGCGTACATGGACTCCTTGACTCGCTCAAGATCAAGATTTCCCTTAGAGGGAATCTCAGGGAGCTTGTCGACCATCTTAGGAGACAAAAGGTTTTCAATGTGGTCGTGAAGATCCTGCAGTACATCATTCTTACTGTAGGTATCTACAAACACTTCCCTAACGGTCGTAAACATGATGTCACCATGTCCCGCAGGTGCTCCATAGGAGTCATGAATCATCGCAAAGGACTTGACACCCTTGTCTACACAAGAGCACACCGTAAGCATAAGGTGGGAGGCATCCATGCTATGTACATAGTTGGGTGCAATACCCTGCTTCTGCTTTCGGGTGTCAATCTCGGGGGTACTTTCGTACACCACGGGGTTGATAGAGGCACCTTCCTCGATCTGACTGTCCTCCTTGAACGGCTCCTTGACTCGAATGGTTCCAGTAGTAAACGTCCTGAGTTGCTTGAGCACAACCTTGTTGTACTTCTGTTTTACAGGGAATCCTGCAGGGGTAATCCAATAGGTAGGCAGGGATTGGCCGTTAATGTCCTTGTCCTGAGCGAGCAGGCCACTTGCAACCTGTAGCCAACCCATAGCCTCCACAGCTTTCACTACGACCCCTTGCAGGGCTTCCCAGATCAATCCGGCCATGTACCTAGCGGACTGGCTAGGACGACTGAATGCCGTGGGATTCTTTGAAAGAGCGGGGTAAATAGTGTCTTCCAAAACCTGTTCGGCAAAGCCAAATTTACTAGAGCCATAGCAAAGCGTCATGGTGCTACGCTTAGTCACCTTACGGGTAACTCCGTGCTTGAGCCATTCCGTGGCCATACTACGGGTGCCCTTCTTCAGGTAATCGTCACCGTCTTCAGTTTTAGCCATGGTGTCATCGGTACCATTGTCATAGTCCTTTTTAAGCAACTCTGTGACCTTAGTAGCGACAATGCCATAGATGTCATGAACATGATCGTCAGGCATGAGGTTGACAGCTTCCCCACCGACTTCGTCCCGAAGCATCGCAGAAAAATGCTGTAAGCCAGAGCAGGAGCCATCAAAGGCAATCGGGAGGTGAGACACGTAAGAGTCACCCTTATCCAGATAGTCAGACCACTCAAAGCAGAACGCAAGGAATTCCCAAGGGGAATCCGTCTCAGTCCATCGGAGATCCTGCAGGGGATCCTTGGCAATAGACAGAATCATGTCAGTGTTCTCATAGACCCAAGCAATACGCTCTTCAAAGGGTTTCTTGTCAAGGCCGTAGCAGTTAGCACCCTGAAAGGCCAGCCAAGTATGTCCATTCTCGCCCAGAGTCACCCCTTCGGCAAACTCGAGGAGCGACTTAGTAAAGTCATTGCCTTGAGGGCTCAACTGGGTCAAGGGATAGACACGGCCACGGAAATCAAGGTTGTGGGGGAAATAGATTTCCATGTCGTCCTTGTAGGTGTTTGCCAGTGCGAGGACACCATTGACAAGATAACGCTTGCTCTTACGCTTGTTATCATCCTGATAATAGTGCACCATAGCACTTCGCCAATCACGTTGTACCTCCTCGTTAGTGTCTGCCTCTACAGGCCTCACAGGAGGCTCCGCAGGGGTAGCAGAGGGCATCTCAAGGCCCTCAGGAATGTGGGCCCAAGAGCAAACCTCGTTAGCCACGTCGAGCACTCTACGGTTGATCCTCCAAGCCGTAGACTGGATGGCATTGACGGCCTTGTACACGTTAGGCATATCAACCTCATCGTAGAGCTGTGCACACTCCTTAGAGGGCATTCTAACAAGCTGTATGGGCTTCTTGAGGTTAATCAGATAGCCCCCATCAAAAGGAGTAGTCCACGGCTTAGGCGGGATTACCATGGGCCTATTTTGGAACATGAGAGACGCTGTTTCCTTGTCCTCGTGTTCCAAGTACGTCAACACGTCTGGGTCAAGACAGAAAATGTAATGTACGTTTTTGTTGTCACTCATAGTTTTCTCAAGGGCACCTAAGCCAGTAGACACGATGAAAATGTCTACCAACTTAAGACCTACTTGAACCCTGTTAGCGTTCCCCCACTTGTTCCATCTCTTAAGTCTCTTTTCATCTGCAAGGATCTTTTCTTTGTTTTCGACATAGCGCTTTTTGAACTGCATGGAAATACGCTTATCAAGCCCTGCATTGAACCTGCTAAGCTCTTTCTTATCCATGGTGCTCACTACCATCTTGAATCGCAGTTCATCCTCAATAGCTTCGCCAATTGCAGAGGACAATTTGGTTAAAGACACGATTCCAAGAGAATTTTCAATGATGGTTCTAATTGCAATGAACGCGATTTCTTCGGAAGACAAAGACCGAATAAGGGATGCCATCACATGACGCTTACCGGGCTTGCCAGTATCAACATCCTTGAACCACTTGTCAAGGGCCTTAGTCATGACAGGGATGGCTTCACTAATCAAGACACGACTTGCACCCATATTGCCAAGAGTACCACTTTCAATGGCCTTATTACGCTTAGACATGAAAGCATTGAAGGCATTTTCCTTGCTTTCAAGTTCTAATTCGATTTCCCTGTCTACACGGGCTTTGCCGTATTTAAGACAAAGATCATCATATTCATTTTCACCATCAATTCTAAAACTATTCAATTTATCATAAGACATAGGGGGTTACCTTAGTTATATCTATAGATCTTTTATATTCTTTTATATAGGGTTATATAGGTGATGATGTAGGATATTACCCATAGTTAAACTATAGACTCCAATGGTTTCCTTTGGATTCCCTTAGGAGTCTATAGCCTCTTTCACCTCTCCCTAGGAGTATGGATTTTATTAAATCCTCGTGTCTCCTCTAACCATTGATTTTACCTTTTTCGATGTACTCACCGTTGACCTCGATGTTACCGAATTCCTCGAAAGTAAACAGCCAGTCAGAGTATGTCAGGTATTTGTTTCTGTCTTTCTCTGCGGATTCCCCTGCTTTGCGTCCTGCTCTGAACGCGTATTTGATCATATTGCCCTTTAGGAATCCAATGAATTCCTCACGAGATAATACATTGAGCATCAATTCAATAGGCTGGACAGCTCCCATGTAATGGGTACTGGTTTCAGGCTTTCCACTGTTAATTTCTTCCATTTTGTCTCCTTTAGTAATAGATTCCCATAAGTTTGCAAATAAAGACAAACAAGGGAAAGATTCCAAGAATGATTGCAATTCCAATGAATACAATCAGGTATTCTTTAAGATTAAGCATTCTTTTCAATCTCCTTAATGTGGTTATTCCACATTGACAAAATTGAATTCATAACGGAACCGTGCATTGAAGCATTTCCAATGAGTTCCATAGAGCCCCCTTTCTTGAACTTGTACAACTTGCCCTCTACATCCTCACCACCTGAATATTTACCGGTGAAAGTGTAGATAGACTCGCAGTCCGTAAAGGTGACTGCATATGCCCCGTCTTTCCAACGATAGAATAGAATAGAGGCTACGTCAGAGCGTTCGATGATGGTGGTGGTGCGAGTATACATGTTATCTCCTGTGGACGCTCCTAGGTGCCTTAATTTGGCTCCTAGGGGCATTGCTGATGGTTAGTGTTAGGCTCGCTTGATCTGGATTACCCTACGGGCCTTTCCTTTGCTCTGACCGTGGACTTCAAAGAGTACCACGGATTCCCTATCTCGTGAGCACAGACGGCATTCCTTGCAGGTGATTCCCTTAGTCTGTGCGGGGCACTGAACTGCGGGGATTCCTTTAGCCTTGAGGGCCGCAATGTCCGCCTCAGGATAGATGCTCGTGAGGACTACATTGAGACCGTATTCCTTTTCGGTGATGGCTTCGTCGACAGTCTCACATGAAATGTTAACAAGCATGTAGTCCTGCATCAGTCTCATGGAACCCCTGTCATAGAAGTCGTAGTCACAATGGGTATACGTGAAGGCCTTGATGTGCTTAGAGGAGCCCGCAACCTTCAGCCGATAGTTGGCCGTCATAATGGCAGACACAATACTAAGATAGCTTGCAAGGTCAAACTTATCCGTACCAACTACAGCCATATCACCCGCAATGTTGTGCCTGAAAAGCACTTCGTTTCTGTCTCCTTTGTCCAACCACAGGGCACCCGTGAGGGCATTCGCCAAGTCATCCTGACAGCCAATGAATCGGTTGTCTTCACGGTTGTCTGCCCTCTCCCACACCTTAGCGGTATGGATATTCTTCGCATAGCACCCGCTTTCCTTGAATGGGCAGGAGACAGGACAGGAGGACGGAGACGAATAGGACTGGAGGATATTTCCTGTTTTGGTGTTCTGGGACTCCGGAAGAAGAATCATATTGATCATGGTAGGACTCCTTTGATCCTTTGGTTTGAACAGGGGGTTATTATAGGGCACTTTGAACTTTTATGCAAGTGCTCATCACGCAAGCCAGATCTTCACGCATTCCGTGAAGGTTCCGGTAATCTCGTCTTTTGCAAAGACAGGGTTAATCGTCCCGTCTTCCTCTTCGTCGACGATGATGGAGCGACCTTGCACTACATCCTCATCAAACTGGGCGACCATAGCGGCCTCACCGCAACTCTCAGGGGCATCCATGGGAATGATACCCGTGTAGTCACCATTGATGAGAGCAGGCAAAGCCCACTCGGCGACCATGTATGACGGTAGGGTGTCCAGTACCTTTTTAACCTGTGCATTCATCTTCAAGTCTCCTTGTGAAGGCTAGAGGGCTATCATGGGCACACCCTAGCCCCTTATGGTTTAGTATGCGGCAAGCTCTTTGAGCCAGTATGCAAGCCCTTTCGTGTCTACCATGTACACCCCGTAACTCGTGGTGATAGTTTCGCCACCGTTATTGTGCCAGTAATCCTCAAAGTCAAAATACTCCCTGAACTTGTCATCAATGTCAAGACCATTGAGCACGGCGAGGCAGAAACCTTTATCTGCATCATCCTTGACCTCATCGAGTTTCCCGAGGAGCTTGAGACACCACGGCGAGGTCGCGATGACCACGGCCATGTCAAGAGCATCGCCCTCATTGAGGCAGGTGCTAAGTAAGTCCCAACGGATGACCTCAGGGCTTTCGATAGGGGCGAGAGCCTTCTCGATGACCTTAAGTCCGGATTCAGGATACAGCACCATATGAGCGCCGACTTCCTTGGCGAGGGTGTCGAGCGGCACCCCGTTGCGTTTCTTGGCGTGGGCGAGGAATTCATTGAAGTTCATTTTCTATTCTCCTGTGCTAGCAAGCTAGCTGTGAGTGAGTTTCGGATTCCTTCGGGGTAGGGGCTTACGCCCCCATCCCTCAGGATTTCTTTACTAGAGATTGTACCACACAATGCCGAGGGTTACAAGTGTGATGATCACGTTAATCATCACAACACCCCTCAAGAGCTCGACGGTGTCCTTAAGATCGGTGTCATCCTCAGAGACGATGTCCTGTTCGGCCTCGACCTTAGCGGGTTCGGATCGGTAGGACTCCGCAACACCATGCACAACCTCATTGAACTCGGCGAGCATCTCGAGGAGCTCATTGATGATGCTAGAGCTCTTGAAGTATTCAACACGGCCACCATTGGCACTACGGGCCTGAATGGTTTCGACCTTACCGTTCAGGAATTCCACCGTGAACTTGCGGGCGACCTGATGAGCACGACGGCGATCCGTGTAGTTGTATTGAACACGGACTCGACCGTATCCGAGAGACTCCCAGCGGAAATCACGGGCGAGATTGCCAGAGGAAAGGGTGATGATGTGAGAGGATCGAACAATCATGATGTACTCCTTTAAGTGATGCTAGTGATGAACGTTTTGTCGTTCTCCATGCCCTGAACTTTAAAGCACCCAAAGACACCTGTCAAGGCCCATCGTGAAAAATACCGTAAACATGGTATCCCCAGCTAGTGTCTCAGCCCTCTCTCTATATAGAGGGGCCCTGTGGAGAGCTGTGGGCTAACTAAAGGAGTACCAAAGGGCACAAAGCACAGATAATGTCACCCAAAGGCAAACAATTGATCTAGATCAAACCCCTTATTGACCCAAATCAACCCTAAAGACCCCTGTGGACAACCTGTGGATAACCTGTGGATAACTCAAAAAAAACACTGATAAACTATCCAGTATACCAAAAGAACCCTGAGGATGTCAATAGGTACAAACCCCATTGACAGCCATTAGGATCTGTGGTATAATCAAAGACCCCAAAGGACACAGCGGGCACCCGAGGGCACCCACAGGCACCCCCACGGGGGCACACACGTGCGTGAACTCCTTAAGTGAGGGTTCACAAATTTGATCAATTTTTATGATCCCCTTAGTTACCTGTGGTTATACCTGTGCTAGCTAAGGCTAGCTGTGGATAACCTGTGGATAACTTTAAATAAAACCCCTCAGGAACCCGTAGCTAGCTTGCTAGCGACAGCTAGTCATTGCTAGCCGTAGCTATAGCACTAAGGGAACCTAAGGGGGAACTGGAAGTAATTACAAGCTAGTTACAAGAGTACGTAGAAGAGCATCAACAGTAGACACATCCCCGTTAATCAAAGACATTATAAATAGGATGATGATAATGATGATTTTGATGGTGATGAATACTTTATTTTTAGTGTTATTGGTATTATTCATTAAGGTCATTCCCATAAGGGTCTATAGGCACCTAAGGATTCCCATAAGGGACTATGGACTCCCATAAGGGTCTATAGATCCCCATAAGGGTCTATAGGTACCCTAAGGATTTTCTTAAGACTCCATCATCACTGATACCTTTTACTTCTGATACTTTCATTTCTAACAAAAAAGGGGAGCTAGAAAATACCTATATGTATATCTATATATGTCTTTCCTAGCCCCCCTAGGAGTATGGATTTTATTCTGAAATACCCTGTTTTCTCTATTACATTGTCTTTATTATTTACTGAACAAATGTTCAATACTAATAAAGAATATTTCAGGAATCACTGATTGCTAGCTAAGGCTAGCTCCTGAACGTGTAGCCTTTATCCTTATATCTGTCTACACCCTTAGAGGTACCTTTAGGGCTATGCTTATCTTCAGTTACCATCACACCTCCGATATTGGACGTATAGAATCCATACAGGGACTCCATAGACTCCTCTAGCCATTCTTCGGTTAGTTCTTTAATACCTTCATCAGCATCTATGCCCATGAAGTCCACAAGGTATTTAACTCCGATTGCCAGAGCATCCAGACGGTCATCATGAATAAGGGCACCCCTATCAACAGTGATACGAGTGAGCTGGTAGAAACAAGCATATTTGTAGTCGGATTCGGGTACAGTAGAGTAGTCATTCCTGATGCACTCAGGCGTGACACACATTTTATGGTTAGAGATTACAGGTTCAAGAGTATCAATGATTCGTAGTTCTTTTTGTCCCGTAGACTTAACTTCAGTAACCCCACAGTTACTATAGGTTTTCTTTAGGACAGGTTCAAATAGTTTGATGTACATACCATCACCGAAGTTTCCTTCAATGACCACTTCATTGACTTTGTACTTCTTAGCTACCTTAGCTAGCTTATTGAGGACTACATCAGAATAACCTCCCAATAGACCCCCTACTTCCATGACGTAGATATACCCATTTAGGTAGTAGAGAACAGCATAACCTGTTTCGTCTTTACCACGTCCTGAAGGGTCAATACATAGGATCTTATGGGCATACGGAACTACCTCATTGGATGAGGCATGATAGTAGAAGTAAGAATCTCCCTTAAGGCCCATCGTAGGACACTCATCAACTGGAACCCTCTTAGAAGGCTCAGGGAGCCACGTGAGCTTCATTGGAGCCTCGTCTAAGGGGAACATACCTACGATGAGGTCACGAAGCCGTAGAGGGTATTTATCGGCGTCTGAGAGGGTCGTATCAAGCATGAACTGCAGAGCGAAGCCTGCCTTACGATAAGATAGTTCACGCTTCTGTAGATCCTCTTCAGAGAACCTAAGGGGGTCTGTAGGCTTACCTGCCCAACGCTTAGGATCCTTGTCGTACTTGTCAGCAATGATAGAGGCCAATCTATCGCCATAGGAGGCTCTATGAGAGTCATCATAGGGGTACCTAGCGGGATAGATTACAGCCGTGTATCCACGCTCCTGTAGCTCGTTATAGAGGCTCATCTCGTTCTGAGGAGTCCCCAGATAGATGATCTTTTTATCTGCACCAGGCTTTAGGACAGCATCAAACTCTTTGACAAGCTCGAACAACTGATCCCTAAGCACCTGAGTGAAGGAGTTGCTAGGAACCTCAACGTCATCTGCGACAATGATGTCTGCACGGGAACCCGTTAGCTGGCCCTTAATACCCACAGACTTAACCGAAGGTGAATGGTCTGGAAGGGCAGGGCCAACATCGAAAAGGTTCTGAGTATCTCTCTGACCTTCTCTAGCCTTTAGGTGACTAAGAAAAGGTAGTTCATTAATGATCTTCTTAATAAACGTAGCATTAGCGTCTGCTCGTTCTTTGTTGGCAGACACCACCATGATCTTAGTCTGTGGGTCCCTCCAGAGACTCCAGACAACGTATGCACACGTAATAAAGGATTTAGCTACACCACGGAAACCCATAAGGATCATGCGGTCACTAGGAGGGTTCTGGAGTAGCTTTGCAATGTCTACCTGCAACGTGGTAGGAGAAGGCAAACCGATCGACTTCCAAACCAAAGAAGTAAAGAGAGGGAAGTTCTCATAGTAGGGGAGTAGAGCTTTAGCTTCTTTCTCAGTTAACACTCATGTCTCCCCTATAGGAATTCTCGAAGTTCTCCTTAGTAGCCTTCAGGAGCTTACTGAGTGCATTCTCTTCACCGTCCCCAGCCTTAGGGACACAGTCAATACCATTACGTTCAAGCTCCTTAATGATTGCATTATAGAGCTGTGGAGACCTCTTATCAGGGTTCCTGAGGTCATTAAGCATGTTCTGAAGCATCTCCTCATGGATGTTACCTAGGAGGCTCTCAAGTCCTTTATAGTCCATTGTTCTTTTCCTTTCTTTTCTTTTCTAACCAAGGTTCTACCCAATGCTTTTTAATCATTGTGCAGATACCAACAAAAGTATAGATAATTGTGATGACGTACACCCAATCGCTAAGAGGTAACCCGAGAATCACAGCACTGGATACTGCCAATGAAGGAGCTACCTGTGCTATGTTCTCTGCTAGGTTACCTGATTCCTCATCAAGGGGGTTCATTCGTCAAAGAACTGCTCAAAGTTAGCTTTCTTGAACCCAGCGCCCTTAAGGAGCTTACCGTCTTCTCGGAACTGAGGATTGTAGTTGCCCTCACTGTCATAGAACTTACTGGAGTATTCCTTAAGCAGTTCATTCATACCTGCTTCAAGGTCATAGCCACAAGCATTGGCGTACTGCACGCACACCCAGATAAGGTCACACAGCTCCTTCATGTCGTTAGGAGTGTTGGGGCTCTCTTGGACAAACTCCTTGAACTCTTCAACAATACACTTGACATACAGGATTGCGCAATCCTTGTACAGCAGGGAGTCCTTCCCTTGGTCATTTCTACAGTGTGTCTTCAGAAACCAGTTCGAGAGCTCCTTCTGGAGATTTCCGATAAGCTCTTTGGGTTGATCTTCCATAGTATTCTTCATTTTATTCTTTATCCTCTTTCATTAACCTTTCCCTTCTATGCAGTCTTTAATAGATTTGTAGCAGAGTATGCAAACAAATACCACTAGACCTACTGCGCATATATTAAATCCCAGTAGGAGTAAGGTTATAGCGCTTTGAATTAGTAGTTCAATCACATGCTCTTCCTGTCGTTAATCTCAGCCATCTTTGCATCGTTCATTCGGGAGTTACCGTTGATGTTAGAGTACCCCAAATAACCACAGACACGGGAGATGACAGACAGGTTACTAGAGCCACAATAAGGGCACGTATTGCCCACATTAAAGCTATGTTGATGACAATCCTCACAGTAAGCCGCATCAAAGTTCACACCCTGATAGAACCCATGAGCCATGCCTCGAAGGATCGTGCTCGTGAGGGCTAGTTTATTCTCAGGGTTGTCAATACGGACATACTGGATGTGTCCACCCTCAATAAGATGGAAAAGCTCAAACTCAAGATCCTGCTTTTCAAAGGGGGTAATGTCGGCAGACACATGGATATGGAAGGAATTGGTGAAGTAGGCTTTACCTTCAAATTCATCCTTAAGGTTATTCTTTGCACAATACTCATGGTACTGAGTCATCTGAGTACCGCAAAGGGACTCTGCAGGGGTACCATAGAGTGCATAGAGATATCCGTCTTCCTTCTTAAACTTCTGCACTGCATCATAGATGAACTTAACGACATCCTTAGCCGCCTTCTGTCCCTCAGGAGTCTGAAGATCCTTACCACCAGTAAAGAGAATAGCAAATTCATTCAAGGCAGAGATTCCAAAAGATGCTGTCATATACTCGGTAAGCTCACCTACCTCATCTTCAGGCTTAAGGAAGCCCTTATAGAAACCTCCCTGACAGAACGCCATAGGATTCGTGCTAGCCTTAGCATGCTTAATCATATCATAGCGACGCTTAAGGAATCCTCGAATCTGTTCAAGATTCACCATAAGCTCTTCCCAGAAGTTACCCTTAGATGCCTTATAGATCAACGGGAGGTTGAGAGACACGGCACCAATGTTGCATCGCCCAACAGACACATACTCGTCAGTCTCAGGATCCTTCCAAGGAGTGAGGTACGCCCTGCAACCCATCGGATGGATCACACACTGCTTATTAGACGCCCTGTAGGTTTCAGACACAGTGCCATGAGGAGCGTTAATAGCTAGAAAATCAGGGTACATGCACTTACTGGAACATTCAACAGCCTTCTCGAACACATAAGAATGCTCATCACTACCATGTTGTTCCCAATCATAGAGATACACGAGCTTAGGGAACACAACCTGTTTACCCCCGTGTCCCTTCATGCGGGTATCAAGGATAGTCTCACAAATCATCTCAAGAAACGCCTTGTCATCATCACGGAGATCGTTGCTCCACTCACCAAAGGTAAGTGTAGTGAACGCAAAGTCGCCTCTAGAACACGGAACAGTATTGAGCTTCAGTTCAAGAGACTGGAAGCCCTGCCCAAGCTCACGCTTTAGCTCCTGTATAGCCATTGCACACGCTTCTTCGAACTCCATATTGCACTGGTCAAAGTATTTCTTAAACGCATGATCATACGTTTTCTTAGCATACGGGAGGAGCGTCTTGTCAATCTGAGGGATAGTGAACCCACCGAACTGCTGTGCAGTAGCTACAAGGGTGATGTCACCGATCACCTGAAGGGCACTAAGGACACTCGTAGGCTCCGTATAGGTAACATTGGACATACTAAAGCCACCCTTCAGAACAGTAGCCATGTCAAAGAGACAGCAGTTGATGGATCCAAAGATCATGTCTCGAAGGTCATGGATGTAATACTTACCAACCTTAGTAGCCTCTTTCTCTTCCTTAGTGAGGTAGAATTGCTTATACAGTTGCTTAGTCAGATAGCCCTTAATGAGGGAGCCTTTGGTAGACACAAGGGAACTATCGAAGTTGGCGTTTTCCTTGTCTCCCAAAAGGAGGACAGTGTCTGCCTCATTCTTAACAGCTTCGAAAGCCTTAGCGTAGGTGTTCTTATAGTCTCTAAACTCCTTATAAGATTCTCCGATCTTCGGTGCGTACTTACAAAGAGCTTCGATGACAATAGCGTGTAGCTTTTCAGTAGGCACCTCATCAAAGTTGCTGTAGACAAGGCTCTCGATGTAGCCCCTAATCTTACCAATGTCATACTCAGAGTACGTAGCGTTAGCCCTCTGTGCGGCCTTATGAATAGCTACTTCAATCTTATCCCAGTCCCAGCCTTCATTGGTACCGTCTTTCTTAATTACTTCCAGTTCCATTTAATCCTCTTACTTATTCTTCCAAGTGTCGACTACAATGGCGGGCTTACTAGCTTCATCAAGCTGTAGTCTAGCCTCAATTCCTTCATAGAAGACCATATTGGCAATAGTGTTAAACATAAAATCTGCAGACCGCTTAGCAATAACAGAGCCGTGATTATCTACTCTGAGATAGGATCTAGCAGGAGTAATAATACCAGAGGCAGGGATGCTACCAAAGGTAATGGTGCAAGACATCTTGTCTCGCTCTGCAAGGACAACACCGTCCTTATTAAGGGTGATGACATTACCCACGTTGGTAAAGGCTTGCGTAGCAATAACCTCAGTGCCATTCTTCTTAAGCGTAAGAGTAGCATTGGTACCCTCAGGAAGCCCAGAGAAACCAACTCTAACGGTGACGTCATATGCCTCATTGGCAGGGGACACCCAATTAAAACTGTTGGCACTATCAGAACAGTTGTTAATGTCCTGAACAATGTACTCCCAAGGGAGATCAAAGGATGCCTTATTGAGGTCTACGAGATCAACCTCAGTAGACCACACGGATGCAACCTGATGAGCATACTCATTGAGGGTACTAAGGGCTACTCTGATGTCATGGTGAGCCTCAGGGTCGTTGTTATGCTTGTCAATAGTAACAGTATCAGCAGAAGGCACTTCCGAAGAATTGGCATTAGCGAACTGCTTAACTGCAACAATCTCCTGAGAAGTAAGCTGTGACGGAGTATTGCCCATCAGCTTAGTTGCAACATTGTCATCCTCGCTGTACACGAGGGTATCGAAGGTAACCGTAGGGATCACAGGCTTTGTCGTATAGAAACCCTTTCTAGCTTCATACTCACAGGCACCTACATTACCATCCCAATAAACTTGAATATTCATAATTACTTAGTGGTGGGGAACAGTTTACCAAGACCAAAGTTAGTATTGGAGATCTCGGCAGTTACATTGATATATACCTTAAAGGATCGTGTCTTAGTAGCAGACGCCTCATCCATATTGATGGTTCTAAACTTCAGTGCGTTACTCTTAATCTTTCCCGTACCATCCGGAACAAGACAAGCCATAACACCATTTCCCTCATTATCTACTCCACAAATAACATTAACAGACTTAAGGAAGACATACTGATCGTCCCCACAGAGACCACTAAGGGAGACTACATGATCCGTCTGACCGAAGCCTCCTACGGAGCCGCTAAAGGTGACCTCGTAGGAAGCCATAGCATCAATAGAAATGGCTTTATCAGCTACTACCTGTACGGGAATAAAAGTAATCTTACCGTGTCCATCAGTAAACCCAGTGCCAGCCACAGTAGCGGCAGTGAACTCCTTAGGAATCCAAGAGTCTTCAAGGTTCTCCGTAGGTGAGCCTTCAATATCTGGAATGTCAGAGTCCATCACACAAGGGTTCTGTGTTCCAGTAGTAAAGATATGGTCATTTCTAAAGGTCATTACTTGTTAGCCTTTTCAATACTGAGGAGATAGTAAAGAGCCTTAAAGGCATCCTTATACTTTCTAATGTCTTCTGCACTGTGATAAGATTCCTTATTGAGCTTTTCTACAGCCTCAAGGAGCTTATGCTTAGACATAGCCATCACTTCTTCTTCCCATTTTTCATCAATCATCTTTGGATTTCTCCATAATATTAATTAGAGCCTCACCATCAGACTTATCGAACTTGAACCCAAGGTATTCAACAGCACCACTCTTATCGAATGCACTGTTAATGAATCCCTTAGCAACTTCAATGTCTACCTTGTTATTCTCATCGACGATACCCACCTGTTTCAGCATAGGCAGATACTTACCGATGAGGGTATCCGCCTGATGCAGAACAAGGAACGTACTCCCTCCAAGAATCCATTTCATAGTGGAGGGAGCACTAGGCATCAGTCGAGTATCAACGAACTCAGGGAGTACCTGAGAGATCTTACTCAAACTGATCTTCATAAGTTACTAACCATTAACCGCCAGTAGCAGGGGTGTTCGTAGGAGCAACCCAAGAGTTATGCAGGGGCATAGGGGCAGGACAAATGGCCGAAGCAGGGACAATGGTCTTAGTGATGTTATTCATAGTACCCATCATGCCTGCAATGGTCTGGTCAAGGCAACCGAACTTCGCCTGAGTAGTCAGGGCAAGTTCATTAACCTTACCGAGAACAATCTGCTCACGAAGCTCCTGCTTTTCACAGCAACACTTAAGTTCAGCCTGAAGTTTAGCAAGCTCAACACGGTTGTTAGCCGCTTCATCAGACAGAGGCTTAAGGTATGCAAAGGTTTCATCACGGAGCCTACGGTTATCCGTAAGAGACTGCATGTAGACTTCCTTGGCATTCTTATCAGAGTAGTTCTCAGCCTTGAGCATGCTGTTCTCAGCCTGAAGAGCAGACACTACGTTCTGATTGCCACCGCCGAGGAGACCACCAAGGAGACCGTTGCCGTTACCTCCGTTATTTAGGAGGCCAAGAGCCGTACCTGCGATACCAAGACCGAGACCAGAGCCCGCAACACCCTTAGAAGCAAATTCTGCCATAATTATATTCCTTATAAAATAAAGTAACTTAGATAAAGAAACCAAGGTGTCTATAGTTACCCAAAGAACACCTTGGATATAACCTTAGATCCCTACCTTAGCGAGACCCAAGGATTCCAATTCAGAGTCCTTACAGAGGAACTTAGGCACATCAGGCCAACGAACATCCATAGGAAAACCTTCCTGTTTAGGGACGTCTCTAAGAGCCTGTCTGTAGACCTTAAGTTCCTCAAGGTTCTGAGGATTCGAAGGATAGTCAGACATCATGTAGTAATCAGTCTTAGCGATCTTTCTGTCTCGCTCAGTTCGTGCTTGAGTAGAGAGTTCTTCGTCGGTTGGCTCTGGAGCCTTCACGATCTGAAAGCGACGAACACTACCCATAGGTTCAATCTCCTTGATGTACGCCTCGCCTCCCGCATTGCACCAAACCGCCGCTTCAGGCGGATATACCCCTTCAAAAATTTTTCCTATAAAAAAATCCAATTCTTTCCCTCCTTTTAATATCCGACAGCCGACCAGTAGACTGATGGCCCTCTGCTGAAGATGCCTGTATAATTGTCATCGCGGTCATAACCCACGTATAACCTGAAAGACTCAGGTTTTCTTTCGTAGCCCACTACTAACATTACAGGGTAGGCTTTTGACCACGGATCTGGGCCATACCAACCGCTTATAGAATAGTTAGTATTTGAAAATGGGGTATTGAACGTCATAGTAGGATAGCTGGAGTCAGCCCAGAATGCGCCACCCTGTTCAATAAGCCCGTCCGACCATTTGCGGTACCAATTTGATCCATCTTTCCACGTTTCAGTGATGTAAGCCTTCGGGGTCGCAGGCATGCTTGGTTTATTTGCCAAGTCGTTGTAGTCCCCTGAGGTCGCAACAGCATGTAGACCAAGAGAGACGTCTCCGGTGGGGGACGGTTTAATAGCGTTCACACTAAGGACGACTTTAGGCATGTCCGTAATCTGAGACACCGTATGAGTGTGATTAGTCGGAGCCTTTCCTGCAAGAGCAGTGTTTACAGACTGAAGATCCTTAGTGACCTCCGCTTCAAGATTACTAAGATCTTCATTACTAGCCTTAGCATCCAAGGCAGTCTGAAGGCTAGTCACATTGGCAATAGTATGCGTATGACTCATAGGAGCCTTACCTGCCAACGCAGTATCAAGACCAGTAATCTGAGCAGTCGTATGAGTATGAGACACAGGAGCCCTCTTAGCAAGCTTAGTGTTCATCACAGCAGTCGTAGCATACGGAGCCAAGGTAGTGCTCAGGTCAGTGATACTAGCACTGGTATGCGTATGCGAGGCATTGGCCTTGCCTGCAAGACCCGTCTGAAGCTCATTCTTAGTAGCAAGACCGCTAAGATCTTGCTCAGGAGGAGTACCCGTGATCTCACTATACGCAATGCTATCCTTAGATGCAAGGGCACCGAGAGTAGGCTTGTTCTTGATGAATGCCTTAGACTTAGGATCAGCAACTTCCCAGTCAGCATTTAGCTGTCCAGAAGCCGCATCTTCAGCATAACCTTTAGCAAGATCAGCTTGCTTCTTAGCCTCAACTTCAGAAGCCTTAGCGTTAGCCTCAGAGGTACCTGCCGCAGTCTTAGAGAGAGCCGCATTGTCCGCAGAGAGCTTAGCCGCCTTAGCACTGTTACTCGCATTAGTAGCCTGAGTCGTAGCAGTACCTGCAGAGGCGCTAGCATTCTTAGCACTGGCACTAGCCGCAGTAGCAGACTGGGAAGCACCAGCGGCACTATCCTCAGCCTCAGTAGCCTTAGTCGTAGCTAGCGTAGCCTGCTGAGTGGCGAGACTAACCTGCTCCTTAGCCTTAGTAACCTCTTGTACAGCCAAGGCTACCTGAGCCTTCGCTAGGTTAACCTGTTTAGTACCCTCGGCGGTGACTGCAGATACCTGTTGGTTACCTGTAGCCGTAACTCTAGTAACCTGCTTAGTACCTTCAGCAGTGACAAGACCGACCTGCTTTCCCCCTTCACTAGTGATTTTACTAATTTCAGTGGTTGCGGTATCAGTGATTGATTTTACTTGCTTGGCACCTTCAGCCTTAACTTCTGCAAGAGTAGCGTTACTTGCATCAGCATTATCCTTAGCCTTATTAGCATAGTGCTTTGCAGAGTATTCAGAGCCATCGACAGTACCAGTAGTCTTGGTAGCCCAATCCTTAGCCAAGGAGGCACTATCAGAGGCACTCACCTCAGACGCCATGGCATTGTCTTCAGACTCCTTAGCGTTCCTCTCAGAGACCTTAGCTTCCTCAGCCTTTTGGGTAGCAATTACGGCATTCTCATAGGCATTACTCTCAGAGGTTTCAACATTGTTTTGAATCTGTCTAGCCTCTTCGATGATTGCCTGATTCTCTGCCATTACGGTGTCAGCATGCTTAGCTGCAGATACCGCAGTACCCGCAGAAGCCTTAGAGTTTACTTCAGACTCCTTAGCATTAACTTCAGAAGCCTTAGCTTTCGTCTCAGAGATCTTAGCGGCATCCCTAGCGGCCTCAGCATCTAGCTTAGCCTGATAGGCACCCTTAGCATCATCTTTGTAGAACTTAAGGGTGATCGCATCGTTGTCATCAATAGGATCCCCAACGTTGACAATACGCTTACCCTTAGCATCCCAATTGCCTTCCTTGTCTACAATGAGTGCGTCATTGATGATGTCTCTACCTTCTTCAGCAATGTGAATAGTCTGAATGGTAGACACATCAAGGTCTTTAGCCTTGAGTACCGAAGCGTCCTTAAAGGACACGATACGGTCAGTAGCAGACGTATATCTGCGAATAATGATTTCAGCACCACTAGCGGGAGCTGTATTGAATCTAATGGTAGTCTTATCTACAAAGAAGTAGTCTTTAGTGGTGTCACCGTAGTCACCCCCAAGTTTCTCTCGGGAGTCTACGGTGACCTTCACAAACTTCTTTGCTAGATAATCAAAGGGCACACTGAAGTCTGTAGTAGACCCATTGCCCTGATAGTTAGCAATAGTAGAAGCCATTGTTTTAGTTATTCATCCTTATCGGATAGAGTGTTATAAAGACCCCACTTAAGGAATGGGATATTAGTAGAATTACGAATAGCTCTGACAGCTTTCTCTTTGTGATTCTCTAGTTGCTCATCGGTGAAGTTTTCATCACCTGTCATACGAGCTACATTAGCAGAGTACCCTGCAATGTCCATGAAAGACTTGATGGTCGAGTATGCAGGAGCCAAGTCTCTAAACCACTTGTCGGCATCAAAGCCTCCATACAGCTCATCCCTTTCTTTCTGAGAGGAGAAGCCTTCGGTAGTGGTCTTGACATCCGTGTTTACACCAAGGGTATTTAGAACCAAAGACGGGAATGCCGCAACGCTAGAACGCATAACACCATTAATACCAGCCTGAAAAGCAGTGTCTAAAGTAAGCCCTTCTTCAGAATCATACTTTAGAGTCTTCTTAAGGTACTCCTTTCGTTGTTCCTCATCCATACCTGCCGTATTAATAAGGGTGTTAGTCAGTGCACCAACGGTACCCAATGCGGTAGACAAGAAGATACTATAGGCTTGTCCAAGTGCATCACCCTCAGCCATTCTACCTAGAATTTTCTTAAGTCTCTTATCGTAGGATCTAAGAGCGAACGTCTTGAACTGTAAGAGCAACTGCATGAACGGGTTCTTTTGGGCACCCTCCCAAAGGAAAGTGTCACCCAAAGTGTTCTTCTGGATTACCTCATGAGCAACATAGTCGCCCATACGTCTAAGAGTCGCAAGAGCGGCAGGATCCTTAGATAGGATAGCATCAAGGTTGTCAATAGTGATTTCCTTGTTCTTACCTACGGTAGTGGATTCCTTAAGGATCTTCAGCAGATTATCAAAGTTCTCCTGAGAGATCCCGTTACGTTGCATAAGTTCCTTATTAAGGAAGCCCTTCTTGGAAATAGACTTGTTATGAGCGTACTGAATAAGCTCACCCAAGAACATGCCTTGAGAAGCCTCTACGATAGAGTTCTCAGTATTCTGAATGAACTTAGTAAACGGAGAAGCCTGAGCAAGAGTATCGGTTGCCGCAACAAGAATAGACTTAGCCTTATCGCCATTGAACCTACGGAGTTGCTTCTCAAAAGATTCCGTAGCAATGTCTCTAAGTAGACCAGTCTCTCTTACGGACATACCAAAGATAAGAGACTGAGCCTGTCTAATCTCTGCATTGGTCATGCCGTTATTAGCCCAGTTATCAAAAAGCTCTCTAACAAGAGGGACACCCTTAAAGAACTGTAGAGCGCCATAGTGTTTAATAGCCTCCCCCTGTTCAAAGAGATTAGCCATACCCATCATAGCATTCTTAGAGAAGAACGTAAGGTTTCTGATGACATCCGCCATAGCACCAAGCCAAGAGCTATTAACATCAGACATGCTATGGTGCTTATTGTAGATCATGTTGATAAGTTGTTCCTGAGCTTGTGCAAACTTCTTAGCGTCAACCCTACCACCTACGGCAGAATTAACCTCCTCAGACCACATCTTACCCAACATGCTCTCAAAGTCACCCAAGTTCTCACACCCGTAACTAAGGAGGATATTGTCACCAATAACCTTGTTATGGTGCATACGGACAGCCTCAAGAGGATCCCTACGTAGCTTGTCAATAGACAACCCACTACGGGTAGTGACAGAGGTATCCCAAGGGATTCTAGTCACCTCAGGGTCGTACTTGATGTTTGCAATGTTACCATCAGTGATGATAGCTCTGCCCATGGAAGTACCTTGGTCGATCCAACCAAGAGCATCCTCCCTAGCTTCTTTCTGCATCCATTCAAGCACATCTACCCAGTCAGGCTCATCAGGTAGAGGCTCAAGATTATCCTCGAACTTCTCCTGTCTAACCATGTCCTGAGCCTTGTGTTGCTGTCTCTGGACTTCACTAACCTCTCGTTCCTTAGCTTTGATCTTATCTGCAGTTTCTTTCTCTACAGCTTCGATCTTCTCGATAATAGAGTCTCTATCCTTGACGAGTTTCTTCTCAAGTTCCTTAAGTCTCTCGGATTCTCTCTTCTGGATACCCTCTACTCTAGATTCGTAGGCTTTCTTCTTGTTTTCTAAGGTATTCTTAAGTCTCTGCTCTTCTGCTTCGATGGCCTCAAGGAGAGATTCCTTCTTAGCTTCTCTAGCCTTAAGGGCGTTCTCTTTGAGTTTCTTAGCTCTCTCTACAAGGGTAGTGCTTACGTACTTGTCGTACCTCTTCTGTGCGGCATTAGCTTGCCCTTCGGTCTCAGCCTTAGCCTTAGCCAACTCTTTCTTTAGTTCAGCTTCTTTTCTAAGGCTCTCAATCTTTTTGTTGATTTCGGCATCAATGTCGGCATCAGAGGACTTATCTAGCTTAGTGTACTCTTTCTCTAGCTCTTTGGTTTTCTTCTCAGATTTAGCCTTAGCTTCCTTAACAGCATTATTGTAGTCAGCTTCAGCCTTCTCAAGGTCATTAGAGATATCCTCAGAGATCTTATTCTTAGCCTTATTGTAGGCAGGTTCTAGCTCATTGTATTTATCAGCTAGATTGTCACCTCTAACGTCACCTCTTTCTTGGATACGCTCAATGCTTCTAGAGGCTTGAGCGGCCTTGTCAGAAATAATCTTATTGGAAGCCTTAGCTACCTTTTGGTACTTGATGTCCTTTTTCTTGTCTTGCTCGGCAATCTGAGCTTCCCTTTCAGCCTTGAGCTTATCGTAGACATTCTTCTTGTAGTAGTCAATGATTCGCTGTCTTACTTCAGGCTTAGCGAGGGCACCATCAACAAGAGCTTTAGAAAGTTCATTAACAAGTCTCTCTACCTGAGGCCCTCTAGGGAGCTTAGGGTCAAACAGGTCACCAACCTTTCTAGGATCGCTTACTCTGGGGACATAGCCACCCCTCTGGCCAACCTTAGAGGTTTTCTGAAGGAAATCCTTAGTAGACTCTACGATTTTACTGAACTCTTCATTACCTACAAACTTGGAAGGGGTTACACCGTTCTCAATAGCCTGACAAATAGCTAGATTGATTTCTGCATCATCATGTCCGAGCTTCCTGAGATTATTGAAGCTATCTCTATAGCCAGACTCAAAGTTCTCAAAGTCAATCTGAGCGGCTCTAAGTTTCTCCTCTACAGTCTGCCCTTGGAACCTCGTTGAATAGTGAACACCGTTCTCATCCACATAACCAGAACCACGGTCTACAAAGACAGACTCACAGAACTTTCTAAAGTTAGTAGACTCAAGAGCCTGAAAGACACCCTTAGTGGACACAAGGGGAACTCTGCGTTCGATGTTGTCAAGAAGGTTGTTCAAGGACGTAGCGACCTTAGTGGAGCCTCCAATGCCATCAAATGCCTCAGAAGGAAGATCCTTACCTGCCTCCTGATACTCCCTGATGATGCTAGCTCTTCGTGCAGTGTCTCCCACATAATGACCTCCCTTGCCTAGGCCCTTGAATGCAAATTCAATACCTGCACCAAACATGGCACCAACAAGCATGTCTTCCATGAGGTCATGTTCTGCACCAGACACATAGGTATCAATCTGATTAGACACAGCACCCAAAGCGGCACCTGTGAGTACCCTACCTGCCATGCCATACGCACCAAGTGCGGGAACATAAGACAAAGGATCCACAACAGCACCACCAATAGAGGAAGTGATCGAGGAGAACCAACCGGCTTTAGCTTCAGCCTCCCTATACTTGATTACTTCCTCATTGATCTTAAGCCTTTCTTCGACATCCTCCATCGAAGTAGCGCCATTGAGTACAGCATAGTACCTATCCATGTTGTACCCTACCTTGCCTAGGATTTCACCCCTTTGTTCATCCGAAGGTGCAAACTGTTCACCAAAGATACTTCCGTCAGCAAAGGACATCTTAAGGTATGTAGGTACATAACCGTGCTTCAAGCCGCCCGCAAAGCCGACCTGAGGCTCATCCGATGTATCCTGAGAAGGGTCATAGACATAACGATTGTCAGCCCAACGCTTTGAGCGAAAACTGATGCCGATGAGCTTGCTCCTAGTAGTATTAGCAAGAGCCGCTCTTACAGCATCCTCATCAACAGGATCCTTGATAAAGGGCTTGATCTCCTTAGATGCCTCAGGCAAATCAAGGTTGGTAAATACAGGCTCCCTATCAATCAAGGAATCCTCAAGAGGCTCCTGCTTAGAGGGCTCACTAGGATTAACGGTAGGGACAGGTTCATCTACCTTCTGTTCTCCCCACCTGTCATCATCACCGATGGTGTCGATGTAATTCCAAGTTTCCTTAGGGAGCTTTTTATAGTTCCCCTTAAGGTAATTCTTCATTGCGGCAGTACCACCATTGTACATAGCCAGTGCCGCATATTGATTGCCCTTAGCGTACTTAAGGTTATCCTTCATGATACGACCTGCAAGGTCGATGTTAAAGAAGGGATCCTTAAGGGTGCTAAGGTCGGTCACACCATAAGCCTTTGCAGTTTTAGGCATGATCTGGCCAACACCCATAGCACCTGCACGAGACACAGCGTTAGGGTTAAATCGCGATTCTTGATACAGTTGTCGCCTGAATAGGGTATGATTCAAGCCATATCTTTCAGCAGTATCCTTAATGATACTATCAAAGGGATGCTCCGTATTCTCGAAGTCACCCCAAGCACTACGTCTAGGATTCATTAGTCAGTTCCACTCTTTAGTTCAGAAAGTCTATCAAAGACAGTTGCATTCATTTTCTTTTCAAGCTCCTTAGCCTTTCTTTCAGCGGCCTTGTCAAGAGTACGTTGGATGTCCTCAGTCGTGTAGGACTTAACGTAGTTATACGTCCCCTTCTCATACACAACAAGTCTTCCAGACTCCTCATTGTAATCTACAGAATACTTGGAGTCATCACCATAGTCGAACTCCTCTCTAAACAGCTCCTTAGCCATCTTAGGATCAGCATTACCATAAGCTCTAGAGGTAAACACTCTAGCAGGGACACTAGTGCCTAGGAGGGTCACGTACTGATTTCTGTAGACATCCTTAGCCAACTCTACGGCTCTACTGGGAGTCTCCCCAGAGCCTACAAACCTGCAAGCCATATTGTAGATGAAGTCTTTGCCTGTCTGGTCAATCTCGGTACCAATAACCTTAGAGATCTCAGTTACACCAGTGTTGACCTTGATTCTAAGACCCTCAATCTTTGCTCTTCCCTTAGAGTCACCCTTGAGTTTTTCAAAGCCTGCAGTTCTCTTTACAACATCTTCCCAAGACCTACCACCTTCCATTAGAAGAATAGCACCGTGGATAGATTCAGTGAACCCCTTGGTACTACCAGTGGCATACAAGAAAGCCTGAGGATCAGTACGGTACAGCTCAATCATCTGAGTGATCTCCTCAGGAGGCTCCTTAGGAATAGTCTCAGGCTTCATGCCGCTATTAAGATAGTCAGCCGTAATGCCAGTCAGCTTCTCACTAGCCGCTTCAGCCTTGTCCTTGAAATAACGTCTTGCAGGGTTGTCCCTAAAGGGAACAGAAGAGTTCTTAGCAATCCCAAGGGCACCCTCAGTAGTGATCTCACCACTCTCAATCATAGAGTCAAAGGCAACGCTTAGATCGTCTGAAGAGAGATCAGAAGAGTCACTACTCTTAAGCTCCTTTCCAAGTGAAGCGTCCTTTAGAAACTTCTTAGCTAGGTTTTGCTTGATAAGAGCCTTTTGTTCATTTTGGGTCTTTACAGCAGTTGCTCTCAAGGCACTTCTTTGGACTTCTCTAGCCCTGTCTACAGCCTTTTCGATGTCCTTTACTCTGTCCGTAAGGATGTTGCCATTAGCTTCCAGTTCACTGTTTCTAATGGCCTCAAGAACGGAAAGCTCACCACTATCTGCTAGATTATCAAGGCCATTCTGGTAGTCAAGGTAAGCCTTAGTGTCTCGCTTGTACCTATAGTTATAAGCATTAATAAGGGAAGTCTTATAACCATCTTCGCCAAGGTATTCCCTAAGGGTTACACCACTGGCAAACGGAAGATCCTTATAATCTGCAAGTTGCTGTAGATTAAAAAACCCTTCAGGACTATTCTCAAGAGACTTTACGACACTTGCCCAAAACTTATTTCGATGTTCTGGGTCAAGGAATCTACCAACGGTAAGATCCATATCCCTAAGGGCACCAACAAGTGCTTCAGCATTACCACCATTCTGGATGATTGCATGAACCTTGGCAGATTCGGTGATGAACATGTCCTGAACGTTAAACTTATGTTCAACTTCTTTCTGACGTGTCATCATCTTGATGCGTTCTGCAGGGGAGTTAGCAAAGACACCCCTGTTAAAGAACACATCGTCAGAGTTATAACCAAACTGTTTTGCTACATCAGACACATTCTCACGCATGAACTTAAAGAACTCAGCGTCAACCTCTTCAGGAGCCTTTCCTTTAAATTCATTAGTGTCAACTCTTCGTTGAAAGTCCTCAGTGATGTACTGGAACAGCATCTGGCCATGAGACTCTTTAAGTCTAGCCATTGCAAGAGGGTCATCTTGGAAGGGCACAAGACCCTTGGTCATCTCCTCACGGTACTGTTCAAGAGAATGTGACTTAAGGTAATCATCAGCTAACTTATAGGACAACTCCTTCTTAGCTTCAAAACCACCTTTAATAGCCTTAGCTACATCCTTAAAGCATTCAAGCCAATTGTCTGCTTCTGGGATAGTTACATTATTTTCGTTAATAGAAATTGTAGCAGGCTTAGCCGTACCCAGTTTATCCAAAGCAGAGTTGAAATATCTCCATTGTCCCCACTGATTGGCAATGGAGGAATTACCATCTGAATTTTTATAAGCCATTAGTAAAAGTAACCTCCTCGTTCTCTAGGGGTAATGTTAGAGTTGTAATAGTTAGCCCATTGCTGTACGAAGTCAACATAGGGTTTGTACTGTTGGTAATTAGCCATTACGTTACCAAGGAAGCTACCACCAGTATTGGATGCAATAGAGGCACTAGAGGATGCACCACTCATACCAGTAGACGCAACTGCACCTGCCCCTCCAATAGCCGCCAACGATCCAGTAGATGCCCCTGTAGAAGCCATAGTAGATGCCCCAAGTGTCGGCACAGTGCTAGCCGAAATTCCATAAGAGGCCAAGAAGCTCTCAGCAGTAACAGCCCCCGCACCGCCTGCGGCACCTGCACCACCACCGAGTGCACCTGTAGCAGTAGAGGCCGTAGCCCCACCAAGTGCACCACCAACAGCACTACCAATACCTGCAGTAGCGGCACCCATAGCGGCACCAGTGATCGCACCACTGAGGAACTGTTGGAAAGCCCTAGAGCCACCAATAAGATTATTATTGAGGTTATCTCTAGCTTGCTCAACGGATGCCTTAGTCTGGATGTAAAGGGCGTCCTTCTGGAACCTTACATTCCACACATCATTGAGGTAGGCTTCTTTAGTTGCTGTCTCTTGTCTCAGAGTCTGCCCACTAATTGTCTGCTTGATCTTATCTTGAGATCTACCGTCAAGACCTGTCTCAGCAATAGCCGCTTCAATCTGTGAATTGTTCTGATAGGCATTAAGAGACAAAGAAAACAACTCACCTAGGGCAGAGTCGTACATTGATCTTTCTTGCCTGTCAAGTGACGCCTGATTGTAGTTATAGTTTAGCTGTAGGTAGTGCATCTTCTTCTTGAAGGCTTCAACCATGCTACGGTTCTGTTTAGAGATTCCATATAGAGAACCTGCGCCACCAACTACTGCACCAACAGCGGCGCCTACTCCGATTACGACACCACTCATTCTTTAATCAATTCCTTTCTATTAGTTGTTAATAGCATCCACTCTGGAGTAAACTCTTTCTCACATTCCCTTAGGTCAACCTTATCAGTCCTAAAGCACATCGTAATGTGCGTGTCTTCAAGTGCCCTAAAGGCTTGCCTACGGCCTCCCTCAGCTTGAATGACGTTGTAACCCTTAAGTCTCCCTACAGTATTCCCTAGGGTAACATAACAATCCCCACTGACAATTACAGTGGTAGGGATTTTGATGTACGCACCAATAATAGCTACATCCTTAGGGATAAAACAGGTTCTGTAATACACCCCTTCATAAACAAAGTGTTCAATGGGGATCTCAACTTCATTACAGACACAACTCTCCATAGCGTGGATTGCAATGTCGCAAAGCAAAGTGTTCTGCTCAGGAGTTAAGGGTTTCAACTTCATACGCTACTATTCCTTCTAATGTAAAGTCCTTCCCAACCACCAGAAATAAGGTTAATAGGCTGGACGTTGTCGGAGCAGACAGTAATTACTACTTCATCATTATTGTCTTGAATCGGGAACTTAAACTTACCCGTGTAAACCTTGTTTGCCCCCAAGATAGTCGGAGATTCACCAAGGTTCCTACCAGTAAACCTATACTTAAAGTGCTTTTCCTTAAGGTCATTATCAACCTTGCATTCAAATACACCAGACTTACTATAGTTCAGCCAGAAGTACCTAAGCTGTAGTCTACCTTCAATCTCAGAGATAACACCGCCAGTATCCGTATTCCTCTTAATGGACTGCTTAGAGAGAGTTACACAGAATTTGTAGGTAAGCCCCACAAACACCTCAACACCCCTCATGTCCCCTTGTAGTCTAAAGACACCATTGGAATCCCAGTCAGTAACCTCAGTAACATAACCGTCCTTAGTGACAATGAAATACTTATGATCCTTAGTAGACGGGATAGCACCGTAGATGTCATTAAGAGATACCTCAGTGTAATCCTCATAGTCACTGTACTTGTTTGACTGAGGAATCGTGTATTTCTTCTTACGGTCCATAAAGAGCCTAGTGGGCTCATCAGAGAAGTCAACAGCATTACCTGTCAGCAATGCCTTCTCTAGATACAGACCATTCGGAGAGTTAATAAGAAGATAAATTTCTGAGTCAACAAACTCCGCTAGAAGAACTTCAGAATTCTTGTTTGCAAATTCCCACTTGAACCAAGCCTGCTGTTCACTAGTGGCATTAACAAGAATAAATTTATAACAGTATACGATATTAGGGGTAGTAGAAGAGATAGCCGTAACTACGTTCTCCGTGGTGTTCCCAGAGAGTCTAGTGATGCCCTTAGGGATGTACGTAGGCACATGTGCGGCTACGTCTTCAGCATCCTTTAGGTCAGCTACGTCCTGCAAGGAGTAGTATCGCATCATAGAACAGTAGTTTACTCGATCATTCACAAAGAAGATCGAAGGGCCAATAGAGATAGGCTGAACATTCGTGTCATAGTCAAAGTTAGTGATTTGGTCACACTTGACACTCTTAGGAGTCATGACACCATCACTAGACAAGACAAACTGACCTTCTCTAGAGAACAACATAAGCTCTCTAGCAAAGGGAACAGCATGAGTCAGAATGGCAACCTTATTAGAGGAAACCGAGACATCAATAGGGTCAGTGTCTGCAATAGCCGCAGAGGACTTAAACCAGAAATTAAAGAAGTCGTTGGTTGCACTAAGGATAATGGATTCATCAGAGATGACCCCTAGGCGATTACGGTAGAAAAAGATGTCGTTAATCTTCCTACCAATGAACGAAGGATCAGGGTTAGTGTCTTCATTACCAGAGCCCCTATCAACCCACGGGAGCTTCTTAAGAAGAAAACTTCCATCCTCCTGCCTAACAATGGCATGAGGCATATTCTTAGGGTTGATCTTAGTGGGAATCCTAGGTGCTACAGTTTCCTTCCACACCTTATGTTTGTCGTCCCACTTTACATAGAAGTCATCATCTTCGGAATTCTTTTCTCCAGACACCTGCATGATGTAATCCTCAGGAGCAATCGGAGGGAGCTTATTAACAGCCGTGACCTTACCCATGTAAGCAATAGTGTTCTGGTTACCAAAGCCATCCTTAACAAGGACATTAGGAGGATCCCACCCAGACTTAGATTGGATCGTAATAACAGAGTCGCCAACTAGACCTACGTTATAGGAGCTCATGCTTGCACTAGACCTAGAGTAACCCATAGACGCTCTACCACCAACCTGATTCAACAGGTCATCATAGGTACCACCAACGTCAGGGTTATTACCATCAGGTTTCTTACCAGTATTAAGAAGGGCGTACAACGCTCTTGCAATAAATGCAGTAGTAGTCTGCACAGCCTGCTTAGCTTCACCACCATCAGGGGTAATAACGCCGCACATATACTCACCATCGACATAAATGGCGTAAGTCTTAGCATACTGGGCATTCTTGATGTACACCAGAGCAGTATTCTTTTTACCCGAAGGTGACGTGCCTTCTACAGCACCGACCTCCTTCTCAGTGTTCAAGACAAAGGTGTAGTCAGCAACAGTAACTGCCTTTAGTTTGCCCTTAGGGTCACTAGTGGTAATGTACTGTTTGGACTCGTCATCTTCAAACGTGCATGTTCTAGGCTCACCATTAAGATCAAAAATCTGATACTCCCCAGAGCCAATCTGGAGAATGTACTTTTCCTGTTCGTCTCTATTGATTACATGATACTTCTTCTTTGTAGCATCAACACGGTCAGACAAACGTTTGATTGCAAGAGTCGGGGGTCTCTTTTGGAGACCCTCAACTTCATTAGGAAACCCATTGACAAGCTCAGTTACCTGATCGGGGAATCTGATGATGTCAGGTTGTTGAGAGACACCACCTTTAAATGAGTGAATGCTTTGAGATACTAGAGGCATGTTTAGCTCCTCTGAGTCTGCTGACTGATGAACTGGTCATCATTGAGGATGTTATAGTTACCATCCGTCAGTTCATAGTCTACAATGTCTGCATAAGCCGCACTCTCCTCTAGCTGAAGATGTGCGTCGATGTCCGCAGAGGTAAGATACCTCATCTGAAATACTCTACTGGCTCTAACAGTAATATACTTTCTGAAGACCTGAGGAAGCTCCTCAAAAGGGAGTTCTCTGACAAGTTCATCCAGAGTGATGCCTTCAGGGAACTCTAGAGCCCCTGAATCAAGATCATAAAAATAGCCTCCTCTGCTTACAAACTTATAGCTAGTAGAGACAGCCCTTAGGAAGTCTCTACCATAAGCAACTTTGTTAGTAAAAGAGTCAGGCTTCAAGGTAACACTGGTGAGAGTGTTAAAGCTGTAACCCCTAGACTGGATCTCTTGACTGACAGCCTTAAGGATTCTTACAGCATTCAGCACATCCACATTAGCATCATCCTCAAGAGAATTAACAGGGCTAGAGCCTACGGATGACAAAATTTCATTTACTGCATCAAGTTCAGTGCTAGGAGTTACAATCATTATTCTTCCTTGTTGTTATTCTTTTCGACGGTTCTTCGAGGCTTAACAGGCTTCGCAGTTGCACTAAGGAGACCCAGTTCCTGAGCCTCCTCGGGGGTAAGCTGATACCCCCACTTATGCACCTGACAGAAGTAAGTAGTCTCGTAAGCCTTCTTTACTTCTTCAATGGTCATCTATTAAACCTGAGCAGCCTTAACGATAACACCAACGGCTTCGGGACGAAGACCACCGTGGCCCATCGCGTACTTGGCAATGATCTGGTCAGCCTGATATTCAGCACGGCGAGCACGTTCCATAGCGAGATCCTTCAGCTTGACCGTGCCAACAGCAGAGCGATGGAACACGATACCCTGAAGCTTAGCGGTAGTGTACTTCGCATTAAGCTTATGCTTGCCATCAACACCATTGTTGAGGAGGTGCGGAACTTCAATGACTTCAAAACCGCAAATCGTCTGGAGCTTGCCCGTGTTCGGATCAAAGAGGGCATGATAGTTAGCGGCATCGGGCATAAGAGCCTTCATCACAGCAGAGTAGCCTTCAGGCGTAAGAAGGCAATAGCGGTCACCCTGCGGGACGTAGTTCTTCGTCATCTGAGCACGAGCCGCAAGGAGAGCCTCAAGAATCTTATTACCATACTCAGCTTCCTGCGAAATCTCAAGACCCGTAGCAAACTCAAAGGCCTTGCCAGTACCCGGAACAAGGTCATCGTCCTCACCATTATCGGGAATATTGCCATCCTTGAACTTAGCGTCCTTAGCGGCCTCATTGGCAAGCTCATTGATAATAGCACAGTCAGCGCCCATAGCGAGAGCTTCACCAAGCTGACGGGAATACTCGACTCGAACGTCGTAATGGTTCATCGCATCGTCGATATCCGTGATAAGGCAGTCAGCCGTAAGGAGACCGTCAATAGCGATAACACGTTCATTGTGTTCCATCTTCTTACGCTGGTCATCAAGGGAGTCACCCGGAGCGAGATACTTAGCACGGGTACGACCCATAACAGCGAACGAAGCGGACTTACCATGCGAAATCGTTCGAACCTGATGACGAGACATCATAACGGAGGTGCGAGCAAAAGCAGTCAGAACTTCACCCGTGAAGACCTTCATAAAGAGTGCCTCACGATCGCCCGCAGAGAGAGCCTGACCAGGATTGGAAATACCAGTAGCAGCAAGAGCAGCCATTTTTAATTATTTTCCTTTTGAATTATATAAGATTTGTTGTTGTTGATAAAATTAAACACTAGTGGCCCACATTCTCTGTTCGACCTGTCGGGTGTATTCAGGATCCCTGCCATAGCGCTTATCGCTCATAGCCTCGATCACTTCAGATTTGTTTGCAAACCCCTTAGGACGATTCACAGGAGTGGCCGTACCGCCATGAATAGACTTATTAGCGGTACCCATCTTGGAAGTCATCTTAGACTTCATGCCTTCAAGCATGAGGGAGACAGCTTCCAGATTATTGTTGTCGATTGCTCTGTTAAAGGAGTCAATCGTCTTCTGAGGGAGATTCTTGGATGCCCAATCGACAATGCGATTGTACTCCTTAGTACCCCCTACGGAATCATAAACAGCTTCAGTGAAGCGAGATTCAAGAGCCTTTCGACTCTCAATGAAACCCTCGATAACCTCAGAAGGATAGCCTGCCTTCTCAAGTTCAGCAACGGTTTCATCGGAGAGCTTACCATGCTCCTGATATTCTCGGACAGCCTTATTGAAGTCAACACCCTTTTCCTTAAGGGAGGTCTTCACGGCATCAATAGCCTTTTCGTGCTTGTCTACTTCTTCTTGAAGATTCTCTTGATCTTCATTTCGATCATGAACAGCCACATCATCAGCGTGGCCTTCAGTTCCATTAGCTTGTTCTTCATTATGTTCTTCCCCCGACTTTTCGTTCTGAAGAAGGGGGTCTCCAATATCAGGGTCAACCTCAACCTGAGTCGTAGAAGACTCCATGATCTCGATACCCTGTGCTTCAGCCTCCTCAGTGAGAGACTGAGGTTCATTAAAGTCAGTCATTAGTTATCCTTTAGTTATTCAGGTGCCTGCTGTGCTAGTGTCCTAGCTGTGCTAGTGTCCTAGCTGTGCTAGTGTCCTAGCTGTGCTAGTGTCCTAGCTGTGCTAGTGTCCTAGCTGTGCTA